CTTTGCATTGCTCAACACCACCTCACCAATCTCCGAGATGGAGTCAATGTAGATGGTCTCAAACGCTTTTGCATCGGCGGAGTTAACCGCCCAGTTGTAGGCGTCTGACAACTCTTCTACCGTGCGGATGGTGATAACGGGGATGTCTACGTCACGCAACGACAACATGCCGGACTCCGCGCTCAAGATAATGGGCTTGGGCGCCGTGCGCGCTGCATACGTCTTGCCATGCCCCGCCTTCCCATAAACGAGACACTTAATCCCGTGAAATTCTGCCGCCTGACGGCTAGAGGTAATGATAGGTACTGCCACTTAGAACGCTCGCTTTCTTTCTGGTTGAGGAAACTTGCCACAAGGCGCGCTGAGCGCCTATAGGTATGGATGTGGGGTGCGGGTCGTGAAACCCGCGCACGTAACGATCTAGATGGCTTCGCTGAGGATGCTAAGGGCGCGTTCTTTGAACCTGCCCCCAACGCCGTGCCATGCGTCCATAAGGCGAGCGGATTGGTTGCGGCCTTTTACATGGTCAATGTATTCGGTCACAGCGTTCAATGCGCCCCAGGCGGTCGACTTAATTGCCTCTTGACCCGTGCCCATCTGACCGCCCGCAAAGAGTGCGGTAATTTTCTTGTAAGCCGCTGACTTGCGGATTACATTGCCGTCAATCTCGCCCTTCTCAGGTTGCATCAATGCGAGCAAAAACTTGTCCATATCAGACGCCTCAAACGACTTGTCAGACAGTGAGGTTGCGCGTTGCATAAACTTGTCAAACTCGTCCAGTGAAATCTCTAACCCAGCACGCACTTCTTCCGCTTTGAAATTGGTAGAATGTGGGATGCGTATCTGCCGTTGCGACTTCTCGCCCAATGCGATCTGGATGGTGTTTTTGCACACAACGCGGGTAGCGACAAGTTTGGCAATCGTCGGGATGCTCATATCGTATGAGGTCGAGAGCATCAGGTAAGGGGCGACTGTATCGTCGCGGATCGCTGCGTCCTTGCCAAGGCGAGCGAGTGCCCAGATGACTTTGCCGCCGGCAAGTGAACCCGCTGTCTCCATCGTCGCGTCTGTCTTTTGCGTGACTTCGCGGAAGAAGTCAAGGATGGTTGCGGGCTGTACTGTTTTGTATCCGTCGGACACAACGCTCAAAGGCGCCTCGGTGTCTGAACGGTACAGCACCTTGCGAGCGTCAAACAGTTTGGTGCCGGAAGGTGATGCAAACTCGACCATTGCCTCGTTGGCAGACCAGTCAAGTCCTGCGGCCTTTGTCCAGACGTCCATGCCCGCGCCTGCCTCAAGTTGTTGACCCAGGCCGTGCCAGGGTGTTTCACCTACCCATGCCATCTCGGCGGTGCCATCTGCGCGAATAGAAAGATCGTGTGCCATGATAAAAATTCCTTTGTGTGTTGATGAGGTTTAATTGTGACACAGTAGTATACCACTGTGTCATTTATTTATACTGATTGCTACTGCCCTTTAGGGGCAACAATTTCAAGCGCAGGGGCGCCGGGCTTGGTCGTCATGATGGCGTCAAGCGCTGCCTTTGTCAGATCATCCTCGGCCAACTTTTTGTAGTCGGTGACGTTGAGCTCGTACTTGACTTTGATCAAGTCGCCAAGTTTTTGCTTCTTCAGCTCTTTGAACACTGCCTCACATTTAGACTGGTCGAGTGCGCGGTTGTAAGGATAAGTCGCCTTCAACTGCCAACCGTCCATGAGTTCGTGCTTGTTGGTGCCTTCAATAGGCGATGTGAACGCCGCGGCAAAAATTTCTTTGCGCAGTTTCATTTCCTCATCTTTGATGCGCGAAAGTTCGAGGGCACACTTGCGCCACTGTTCAAGTTTAGTAAAGTCCATTTGGAGTTCCTTTCAGTTGTGTTGATTTCCAAGACCCGCGGGGTGCGGGTTTCGTCGGGTATCACCCCGACATGGTGTTGCCTTGTTAAAAAGTTCACGACCATTGGCTTTGCAAAAAGCTTGCTGCCAATCCGTAGGAACATCCCATTTATCAAATTGATTCTGTGAGATGCCAAGCTGCGCCATCAGGCGGTGCTTAAAACTTCCCCAGCCGCTTTTCTGAGCGCCGAGCAGTTTTGCGTTAGTAACAGTTGCTTTCATGGTCATCAGTTGGATGCTTTAGTCCTTCTTCACGCACATGGTGTAATGGGCGCCGTCAATGGTGTTGTACTTGATCCCTGCGGCAAGGCCTGCGGCAATGATATCTTTGCGCGCTGTGATGCCTTTGCCAATGCAGTCGGCGACTATCGCCTTAGCGCCTTGGTAGGGCTTGACTAGACCGCTAGTGGCCACTGCAGCCAGACGAGCATTGTGGCCATCGGCCTTTGAAAGTGCCTTGCCAAGCGCTTGGGCGGCAGCCTTGCGGCCTTCAGATGTGTTGTGGTTAAATTCTTGCTTGCTGATGAGTGCGCCAAAGCCCGGAACTTCCGCAAGGATCAACTCGTCCCCGCGCTTACAGGCGGCAATCGCTGCCTTTTGATCACCTGCCTCCTCCGCCTCCATCTCATTGATCAGTGCAAGAACGCGGGCTTCGCCTTGCAAACGATTTTGGAACTTGACGAGTTGGTTGCCGCCGGTGTGGGCGTTGAAGAAGGCGAGGAGTTCTTTGCCGGTTGCAGTTGCGATGGTGTCACGTGTAACGAGTGCGGTTGTCATGATGGGTCCTTCAAAGTTTGTGGTTGGTAAGACGCTTCGGTGCGTTTCGACAAGTACCACCTTGTCATCATCAGTTACCTTGTTCCCCTGCATGCCCCCGATTTTAGATATACTGGTATAGTTGTCAATACCCAAAACGGTAAGTTTTGTAAAAGAATTTTTATCCAAAACTTAAAGCTCATTGGAAAAAACTATGTATACCAATGGTGTGCAAAGTTATGAGAGATGGCGCGCACAATGCAACTTCCCCTGTCCAACTTCGGATCACCCCTCATGCTTACGTCGCAGCAAGTAAACAACATCCCCAAAGAACTCCGCGCAATCCCCCAATGGGTGGGCGCTCATAACAAAATACCCCTCAACCCTCGAACGGCAGTTGCCGCCTCTGTAACAGACCCAACGGCATGGGGCACGTTTGAGGAAGCGGTCGAGGGGTTGAGTCGCCAGGCGTACTCCCATGTGGGCTTTGTGTTTACGGACGCAGACCCCTACACATTTATTGACCTAGACGGGGCCAAGGATGACAACGGGAACGCGCTCCCCGCGACCGATCCTGAGTGGCAGAAACGAGATGCGCAGTCAAAGTCGTGGGTCCAGGCGTTTGAGTCGTACACAGAGACGAGTCAGTCCGGACGAGGGTACCACATTATTGTGAAGGCGAAGTTGCTTGCTGCTGTGAAGATCAAAGGGCTTGAGATGTATTTCAGCAAGCGGTACGCAATTTTTACAGGCGATGCGATAGTGCCTGCTCCGATACAGGATAGGCAGGCGAAGTTGGATGAGGCGGTAAGTGCGTTGAAACTTGCAAGGCGCATAGTGACGGAGAACCCAGGGGCAAAGTTTGAGCACTCAATTCTCACCGATGACTTGGTGTTGACGAAGATAGCAAGCGCGAGCAACGCGGATGCAATTAAGGAGTTGTGGGAGGGGAGGTGGCAGGGTAATTACCCATCACAATCGGAGGCGGATGCGGCATTACTGTCGCACCTATGCTTTTACTGCCGCGATGATCGCCAAATTGCTCGACTCTTTAGGCAGTCGGAGTTGGGGCGGCGCACGAAGGCACAGGATTTGAGAACGCAGTACGTGGAGAGGTCAATTGCGTCGATCCGCAAGTACGAACCACAGCCGATAGACTTTACCAATTTCAAGACGCCCCCGCCGAAGGAGCCGGTTGTGAGGCAGGTGCATCGTACATACCCCCGTCCGCCAGACGTTCTAGGCGACCTTGCTGACTTTATTTACGGCGCATCCATACATCCGGTGCGGGAGATTAGTTACGGGGGCGCTATCGCCTTTGCCGCAGGCGTCATGGGCCGACACTTTAATATATCAGGCACGGGCCTTAATCAATACGTACTTGTACTTGCAGCGACAGGCCGGGGGAAGGAGGGGGCGGCAGATGGCATCGACCTTATCTACCAAACTCTGCGCACTCAGATTCCGGAGGTGGAGTCATTTCGAGGGCCATCAAACTTTGCATCAGGCGCGGGACTTGTGCGGATGTTGTCGGACAGGGAGGTCCCCGCGGCGCTTGCCGTTGTGGGTGAGTTCGGGTTAAGGTTGTGCGCGATGACGGACCCACGCGCAAATGGCGCAGAACTTGGGTTGAAAGCCGCACTCCTTGATTTCTTCTCCAAGTCGGGCGAATACAAAACGGTGTCGCCGGTTGCATACTCTGACAACACAAAGAACACCAAATTGTTAGACTCGCCCTCACTTAGCATACTGGGACTTAGCACGCCCGAGACGTTTTTTAACAAGTTAACCGAGTCGTCGGTTGCGGATGGCTTAATTCCTCGATTCCTCACCATTGTGTATGAAGGCGACCCACAGGTAGGTTCTAAGAATCGAAACACACAGATGGATGCAACCTTGCAGCAGAAGTTGCTAAAGGCGGTTGAGACGTCTATCTACATGTCCCGCAACTCCTCTTACTGCCACATTGCTACCACACTGTCGGCGCAGAAGTTGCTTGATGAGTTTGAGCACAGTGTGGTGGAACGAATGAAGGCGATAGGGACGGATGGGGCATTAGTCGCACTCCTCAACCGCGCTCACCTGAAGGCGCTGAGGTTGGCCGGGCTGTGCGCGTGCTTGAACTACCCCCTTGCGCCAAAGGTGACGGAGTTTGAGGCGAAGTGGGCGGTCGAGTTTGTAGACGTCGATCTTGCGCACATGATGGCAAGGTTTGAGAAAGGGGATGTGGGCGAGGGGGATGCAAAGCAACTCAACGTGCTGCGGGAACGGATGAGGTCGTTTTTTAACACATCTAAGCCGCCTACAAAGAACCCAACATGGCTCAACATGTTGGCAAAAGGCGCGGTGCCTCATTCGCTCATTAGCCAGTCGCTTTTGAGCAAGGCGTGCTTTGCAAATGACCGAAGAGGTGCATCGGCAGCGCTTACCGCTTCGTTAAAAGAGCTCATGGCCATGGGCGAAGTAAGAGAAATTCCTGCGCAGCAAGTTCTGAATGAGTTTGAAACTTCTAGCAAAGCTTACGTGATGGTTGAGGGTACTTGACAAAAAAGGTCGGGTATTGGCAAAGATTTGAGCAGGATTATAGGATTATATAGAATTTGTATCCGGCGTAACCTATTGATTCATAAGGGTTTATTCGATTATCCGGTTATATTTTGAAAAAGACAAAAAGAGCTAGATCTTAAGCTACACACATCATGAATATACTGTATTGTAACTTTACTTATAAATCATATAAATATATAAATGTAATGAAATCAATAGGTTAGAACACATAAAGAAAAGATAAGAGCTTATATAAAGGTTTACGTTAGATTTGAGTTTAGTAAGTTCTATTTTATGAAGGAGAACGGTGATGGCGTTACGACCAGGTGGGAATAGGCAGAAGGGGCACGATGGGGAGCGTGACATTGTGAAGTTGCTACAGCCAATTGTGGAACTTGTGATAGGGGAGAAGGCGTTGCGTCGGAATTTGATGCAGTCGAGGGAGGGTGGGTATGACATTTGTGGGTTGGAGCATTTGGCGATTGAGGTGAAGAGGTGTGAGACGTTGGAGGTGGAGAAGTGGTGGAGGCAGACGCTACGACAAGCGGAGGAGGGGAAGGGTGCGATTCCGGTGCTGATGTTTAGACAGAATCGAGGGAAGTGGCGGGTGATGATGTTTGGATATGTGGGTGCAATGGTGTGTCGCGTTGAGATAGATATGGCGACGTTTGGGTTGTGGTTGGGGGAGGATTTGAAGATGCGGGTAAGAAGGGGGGAGATTCGAGCGCTAAGCGGTTTTTATGATGGAGAAGGTGCGCAGGTAGGGGGAACGGGTGAAAAGGCGTTGTAGCGAGTTTCTTTGAATTTTTTGATTTCTTTGAATTTTCCTGTAATATGTCAAACTAGTTTGACGGTGCTTTGAATATAGGAGTGGGTAATCATGGCAACTGGTGGTGCAAGACGAGGCGCGGGTAGACCTAAGAAATCAACGTCTGTGGTGCTTGTAAACGCCAAGGCAGCGCTTGCGCCACTAGCGAAGGCGAGGTTGACGGAGCGACTGATGGACAAGGTGATGGGGATGAACATCACGCCTCTCGAGGTGATGCTTAACACCATGAAGTTGGCCTATGATCAGGGACAACTTGCACTCAACGCCCGAGAGAGGGAGGTTGATAACGACAAACGGGAGTATATGCTCCGCATTGCGCAGGCTCAAATGGGCCAGGCGTCGTTGGTTGCAGAGAAGGTGGCGGGGTATCTTCACCCTAAACTTCAAGCGGTGACGTTGAAGGGGGACGAAAAGAATCCTCTTCAGATGGGCGTAAACTTTCGTAACTTATCAGACAATGATCTTAAAACAATGGAATCTATCATGTCCAAAGTAAATGGAGATGATTTAAAAACAAACTGAAATGAACGCACCGTTATCACCCTCAGTAGTTCTTGAGCTCATCAAGAAAGAAAGGCAAAGGAGAACGGCTGAAGGTTGCCTGTATGACTTTGTCAAGCAATCGTGGCATGTGGTAGAACCGGGCATACCGTTTGTACCGTCGTGGCACATTCAAGAGATTTGCGAGCACCTTGAAGCAATATCGTCCGGCGACATCCGACGGTTGCTCATCAACATTCCGCCAAGGCACTCTAAGTCAACCATTGTGTCGGTCATGTGGCCGATGTGGGAATGGTTGACAACGCCGGAACAGAAGTTCTTGTGCGCTAGTTACGCCGGCAACTTGAGCATCCGCGACAACTTGAAGGCGCGGCGCTTGGTGCAGTCGCCTTGGTACCAAGAAAGGTGGGGTTGGTTGTTTGAATTGTCCGGCGACCAGAACGCTAAGCAACGATTTGAGAACAGCAAGACAGGCTACCGCATAGCCACATCACCTGGGGGCATGGCGACGGGTGAAGGCGGTTCTCGATTGGTGCTTGACGATCCGCATGGGGCGCAGGATGCGCAATCTGATGCAATGCGGGAAAGCACTCTTGAGTGGTTTGATATGGTGTGGAGCACACGGTTGAACAATCCCAAGACAGATGCCATGGTGGTTGTGATGCAACGACTGCATGAGCGTGACATCAGTGGACACATACTCGATGACATCAGGGGTTGGGAGCACATCTGCATCCCTGCCGAGTGGGACGGAAAGGTGCGCAGGACGGTGCTGGGCCCATATGACCCCCGCACCAAGAAAGGTGAACTCATCTGCCCCGAGCGCTTTGGGCCGGTGGAGATAACCGCCCTCAAGCAGCTACTGGGCTCGTACGGCACGAGCGGCCAACTGCAGCAAGACCCTGTGCCAAGCACCGGCGGCTTGCTTAAGACATCTTTCTTCCAGCAATGGCCGCACAATGAACGGCTGCCGCAGTACGAGTACATACTGCAGAGTTACGACTGCGCGTTTACCGAAAAGACTTCTGGCGACCCAACGGCATGCACGGTATGGGGTGTCTTCACCCACAAGAAGGAGCGGCACTGCATGTTGCTCGATGCCTGGGACGAGCACTTGAGCTACCCGGACTTGAGGGCGAAGGCGGTCAAGGATTGGACGACCGAGTACGGCGGCGACAACAACAATGGCGCGGGTATGCCCACTCGTGCCCGGCGGCCAGACAGGATCCTGGTTGAGGCGAAAGCCAGTGGACAATCGCTGCTGCAGGACTTGCGTTTGGCGAAAGTGCCCGCAGTGGGTT